GTAATCCCAGCCGCCGCCGCCGCCGCGTAGAGGTGTCCATCTACGAAAGTTTCGTATTCTGCCCCTGGAGTCTTGCCGCCGATCTCCTGGACTTCTTCATTGTCGCGGAGATATTGGAGCGTATTCGGCTCCATGACGACTTCGGCGTTACCCTCATCGTCACCGGCGGCTTCGCCCATTATCCCCGCGCCCCCATCGGTCAATCGCTTGACCAGCAACATGAAGAATGCGAGAGTTTTCTGTTTTGAAAGCGTGGCGTCCTCGAACTGATCTAATTCGTATAATTTAGTAATGACCGGAGTCAGCCACGGTTGCCCACGTAATTGTTTTGAGCGTATAGGTTGAAACAGATGTAGCGCGCCCGCATCGGGATTCTCTAGAACGGATGGCGTGCGCTTCGGTGTGAGATCATAATTTCCGACCGTAGCCGCTCCCGCAAACGGATGCTCGGGGTAGAACCAATACCCCACCCTCCGGCCAATCAGATCCAGTTCGATGCCAGAACGGACCTTGTGCCCAACAGTCATTCCGGAAACGGGCGGAAGGTCCTGGTTATAAGTGATCGGCAATTGCTCCGACTCCAGTAACTCAATTTGCAAAGGAACGCTCAGGCCATCCCTTGGAAGCCGGGGACGTAAGCGGGCGAAGGCCTCGCCGCCTTCCAGCATCATGCGAGTCGCCAACTCCTGTAGCCCGTAAAAATCCTGCACTCCATCCGCATCGGCCTCGTCCGTCCACCGCAGCCACGCTTCTTCAATGGCCTGTTTGATTTCCGGGTCGGGATGCATGGAAGTCGGTACGATGCCGGTTCCGATGGTCTGTTGCGTGTAAACATTCAGCGCGTTGCTGGCCCATGCGTTATTGCGAACCAACTGCCGGACCTTGCGCCGCAAGGTATCGCCGGAGTACATGAGCAGCGCGCTGATGGCGTCGCTCCCTGGATTCCAAGACGTTGACCGTTTCCCGGACCCAGCCGCGTCGAAGGCAGACTGCCCACCGCGCGTTACCTCAAACCCGGCTGAAACCATTGCCCTGTGCGCTCCCCCGAAAGCGCCAGAAAGGGCGCGGGACACCTTTAGCACCGGAGGCAACTCATGCCCCGCCGCAGTTATCATCCCTGCGAGTGTTTCCAATGCCATCGTTACCAGCCCTTCTCTGTGCGCACCACCGTGCGCCGTAGCGCTGTGCCTTCAAGCGCTGCAATCTTCCCCTGCACGAACTCAAGCGCTTTTAGCGTTTCCGTATATTGCTCACTCTGCTGTCCGAAACTCATGGCGGCGATGCCTAATCGTGCCACGAGAGTCGTTTCTTTCGCCTGCCAGACTGCTAAGGTAATGGCCATGTCAACTATCCCTATTCGGAGGCAGAGTGGACCCAGAATTCATCGACAAACTCAAACTCTTGGATCATGTCATCCGAAGGTGGAAACTCCTCAGATGCTAGATAGCGTCGGATCGCTTCGCTGCGGGAGACATTCAGATATGCGCGCTTGGAACCGGAATAGCCGATTACTACGAGTCTGTTTTTCACTTCAATATCCTCGATAGTTCAAGTAATTCGATCTAACAATGCGGCGCGGTTGAGTCAGTCTCGACACCGGCGGCATAATCTGCGGCTTAGGTTGCGGCTGTACCTCTACTACTGGCGCGGGTGAGGGTGTGACGCCCAGCGACGCTTCGAGATTCTGCCAGTTCTTTTCCGAGAACCGGTCCATCCCCACCACTGATGCCATCGCTCGGGCGTAATTTAAGTCATCGAGCGCCTCGTGTCGAAGTCCGGCGATCCCTTCCCAGTGATACTTCCGCTGTCCGCGCACAACCGATAAGATGAATTGCTCGGAAGTCACCTGCTTGTAGAACTCTTCTGGTAGATCGGAGGGAAAGTGGACCCAGCCGGCAGGAAATGGAGGTTCTTTCGGAGCCGGAATATTCAATTGCCCGTAGAGTTCCGACTTGCAAATCGAGACATTCACGCCCCACAATTTGCACCCGTTCTTGATCTTGCGCCCGCCAATAGTCAGATCAACCAATGTCGGCGGAGCCACCATGTTGCCGTCTGCGCGGCCGGCCACCGCGATCACGCGCGATGCGCCGTGTTGCCGCGCCCAGGCATATACCTGATTACTTTCATATCTGGTATCGACGCCCATGCGGACGATAGACAAGTCCGCTCCATTCGCGTGGCGATAAGTCCTGTTGAGTTGCGCGCTCAACTCCACCCAGGCTTGCGGATCATAGGGCGTGCGCTCAATTCGGAAATGGTCGATCACCCAGCGTTGCTTGCCGCGGCCCCAGCCACAGACGTACCCCTCAAGCCAGGTTTTCTGCACATCCACGCCGGCCGTCAGAAACAGTACACCAGCCGGAACTGTCCCAAGTTTGTAGGCATCTTCTAGCACGGCGCGCGCCCTCAGTTTTTCCCAATCCGGCGGGGCCTCACCGGGTTCTCGCCAGGTTTGGGCCATCACGTTATTGATGAATGCCTGGAGAGCCGCCGGGTTGCCTTGCGCTTGAAGCCATCCTTCGAGCGGGTCCGTGACTAGCTGCCCCCAAGACCAATCTGGGGAATACAGGCGGTTAATGCGAAAGCCGGGATATTTGCCTTCCGGATTCGTGGCAATCCACTGACCTCCACGCAGCATTTCCAATTTGCGATAGTGTGGGATCAGCACCTTACATTCAGCACATTGGTAGACCGCATTCTCGGCCTCAACCGACATGCCATCAACGTCACCCCACCGAACACCGGGCCAAGCCAACTCTTGAGGATGCTGGCAGAAGGGACATGGCACGAAAAAGACACGCTGATCGGACTTCTCAAACGCCCGTGCGATGCGGCTCCGGCCATCAATCGTAGGAGTCGAGCACAGGACGATCTTACGATTCCAGAACTTGCCCGTGCGCGCCGCGGCCAGTGAGATCGGATCGCCATCGCTGGTGTCTTCGTATCCGTCAACCTCATCGAGCAGCAGATAGCGCACCGAACGGCGCCGGAGACCGCGCGGTGAGATGGCGCCCGTGATTGTGACGGAACCGCCGCGGAACCGTTTCTGCTCGATAGTATTACCGCTATCCCTGGATTTGGCCTCAACGACCTTAGATCGCAGGCAGGGGTTGTCATGCACCATCGGCGCAATGCGCTCTTTCGAAAACGTCTTCGCGTCGGGGGCTGTAGGTTGCACGATCAGCATGGGACCGGGATCTACGTCAATGACGTAGCCCAGGAAGATCATCATAAGCAGCGTCTTCATCATTTGCGCCCCACACATGAGCACCATCATGTCCACCAGAGACGCCGGCCCAAGCATATCGAGAGGCTCGATTTGGTATGGATATGCCTGGAAGAGACCAGTTGTTGCCGAATATTCACTCGATAATTGGAAGTTTGCGCGCGCCCACTCACTAACGAGTAACTTCGGTGCGGGCTTGAGAGCATCGGCAAGGGCTTCACGCAGCCGCTGGATCGCATCGGATTTCATCTGATAAGGCAGTCAATGTCTGCCGCGTTTCCTCTTCAGCCACGATCATCACTTCGTGGCGCCACTCGGAGGGCAGACGGTTGACGATTCTGGCCGGAAGGCCCCGGACGGCATCGGAGATTTTCTTCCCCGACTCGGCCCAGGCCAGCGCCGCATCTGCCGCATTCACACTGAGCTTTCGTTCCCGGTCGTTGGCCGTCTTTAGTTTCCGCTGGCGCTCAATCAGCAACCGCTTCTCAAGTTCGATCTTCGATAGATCCCCGAGTTTGCGCCCGCCAGTCGCAACTCCCCCAGATCGCCCCTGCCACCACTCCGACGCCTGTACAGCGGTTAGATCAAATGTGCCATCCGGTTCACGCGGGGCACGTCCTGCATCTGCGGCTTTCTTCAGGGCCACATGGCTAATGCCAAGGATCAGCGCACAGGGACGCAGGCCGAGCCTAGTTGTATTCGATCTGCCGGGTGCGCTTTGCATTTTTCAGGTCGCTTCCACTTGCGTCTGAGGATAGATGGCGCTCACCTCGGATGGCTCACCAGCGCATCGCTTTCGTAGAATCGCAAGTAGCCGCTCAAACATCTCCGCGCCAAGCCAGATAAACGGATGCGTCTTACTTTTTTCAAAATTGCATGACAAGCAGCAAATGAAGATGTTCGCCGCTGAATGCCTTCCGCCGAGACAGAGCGGGATAAAGTGATCAAGGCTTTTCTGGGAAACGCCGGTCATCTCACCGCCACAATACGCGCAAACCTTCGCGCTATCGAACATGCGGTTGAGATTGCCGGGGGTCAGTGTCCCGTCGGCTGTTGTCACCATGCGCAGCCCGCGCTTCCCACGATATGCTGCATCCTTCTCGGGATTGGCGGTCTTGTAGATGCGCTTCTGGTGACGCGCCCTTTCTGGATCTGCCCAGTACCTCCGCTTGAACGCATCAGCCTTGATTCTGAGATCTTCTTCAGAGGGCAACGACTCCTCTGGATACGCCCTTCCCCACAGCGCCAGAAGATCTCGATACATTGCCTGAAACGCCCTAAGGCGTATCCCCCTAGCCTTCTGCTCAACGCGCACCGTAGCCGCGTGGCGTTTGCGCTCAGCCACGTATTGTTGACCTTCAGGCGTACCGATATACGGAGCCAACGTCCGACCTTCCCTCGCCGCCATGGCTTCGTGCTGCCGGCGCTTGTACTCGGGCGTGTTGCCCCGCCCTCCATATCCACGCGCCTTGGCATCGGCTACAGCCGCTTTCTGCTGCGCAACTTCATCGCTGCATCGAGAGCATCGATTCTTCAATCGACCATTTCTCTCCCACCTGGGCCATTCATCACTCCGGCCGGTTCCGCCGCACTTTTTACAGACGAGAATCCGTGCAGCACTCCATCCATGCCGAGGCATCACGCCATTCTCCCGATCACGGTCTCTAGCCGCTTTTCTTTTGGCCTGCGAAATAGGATTCCATTTGGCCGCATGGCACGATTTACACCACGATTTCAGCCCGAACTTTCCTCCTGGTTGCCGGTGAAACTCTGAGAAAGGTTTAGGTATGCCGCAGGACGTACATTGCCTTACATCTTGGGGAACAGCCGCTTGAGTTTCAGA